ATTATTGTATGTCGCAGTACCAGATTTGGGTGATGTTCCAGCAAGAGCGGAAGTCTGTTGATAATCATATTGTTTATTAGTCGATACCAACTGAGATCCAGTACTAACTACTTCAGAGTTCGTCTCTACTGGGCCATAAACTTCCGATCGAGTTGTTTCTGTTTTAACATCATTCTGTATTTCGGAAGTGACAACAGTATCAGTAGATACAGTCTGAGTAGTATATCGATCATTGTTAACAGAAGTAGTCTGATTACCTACAATCTCTAGTACACGAGTATTAGTAATTGTATACTCACCTGATAGACTCTCTATCACACCTGAAGCAGTATAGAACTGAGAACAGTAAGATAATGAAGCGTCCTTATCTGGAACACTGATATCGTATAATGAGAATACCGCAGTACCCACAGGGAATCGCATAGGCGGACTCACTAGGTTCGGTATCTCAAACTCACCCTGTAGTACACCGTTAGCATCAGACATAAGAGACCCAGAACCTTCAGAGTGTTCGGTCGCTGGGGGCAATTCCACCTCTGGAATCATGTTAGATCCAGTATCCGCAACGGTGTAATCTGGATCTGCAAGTGTAGAAGACTTATAGAAAGTCTTCTCTTTACAGAAACGACTCACATCCGTATTGTTGAAGAATGGGAAGTAACGTGTGTTTGGACGAAGGTTGGTCGCCTTGAACGATACTTTACGAGAACGCATCCAAGGAATATGAATCACTTGTAGTTCACGATTGTCCACAACTTCAGTAAGAACACTCTCGCTTGCAATACGGTTTACTGTAGTTGCTGTTTCAGTTGCAGTATTATATTCTTGAGTGGTCTCATATGTGTTCTCTGTAGAGATAGTGTTTGTACGTTGATAAGAAGTATTAGTTACTGTTTCCGCAACGCTCACATCCTGTGTAGAGGTTGTTTTTACATGAGAAACGTCCTGATACGTATTAGTAGTTTGTGCTGTACTACTCTTCTTCGATGAAACACGCATCTTATACATCTTAGAAGATCTACTAGTACCAAAATAAATATGGTTAGTTCCAGAGTGAACACCTTTGATCATCAACTTGTCGCCGGCAGCCAAAACAATTTTATTTCTAGCACGATATACCCAGTTCGATGGAGAATCCGCTGTTCCGCTGGTCAATGTATAAAGTTTGGTTTCGCCGTGGTTCTTACATCTTCTAACGTAAGGCCATCCACCAGCTGGAGCGGTAACAACCAACTCATCTTTAACATTGATATGAAGTTCTTGACCTCTCTTACTAGGTAAGAAAGTAGATCGGGTGATACGTTTACCAACATAATTAGTTTGGTTGGTGTCAGTTTTTATGAACTCATCACCGAGAACTTGGTTGTGTTCAACACCTACAAGTTCTGTACTAGTACTAAGTATGTCTGTATTTGATGTTGAACCTTCCTCTACCCAATCACCATAATCAATATCTACTTCTTGACCAGTCTGACGTGTACTTTCACCCAACAAAGTTGTGTTAGATGTCTGTTCAACCAAAGGTGCAGTTGTCATACCAACTTGCAGATCCTTAGTTTCTGTACCCATCCAACCCCATTCTGCTTCGTTCCAAAGAAGTGCTTGAGAAGTGTCGAACTCTGTACCACCATCAATAACTGTTGGAGCAGATTGTTCGAAGTTCTTCCACGTATCTTTAGATGGTGATAATTGAAGATCACCAAAAGTTTTTTCAACATGGAATGGGTTAACATTAATAGTTTTAGATGCTTGTATCTGAGAAGTATATTGTACTTCTTCGTGCGCTAGATAGACATTATCGCCTTTTTGTACTACACCTGATGAAACGGTACTAGCAGAATCAAAGATCATTGGAATCGTCTTACACGTGTAAGTGGGTCTGATCAATCCCTTAGTTGGATCCATCGAGGCTCTGTGTTCCAAAGTTTTAGTATCAGTAAACTTCTGATTCTTGAAGTTGTCAACAAAGAAACCAGTGTGTATTCTTTCGTTACCACTAGAATCGTATAGTCTCTCATTGTTAGCATTCATCTCTAGAAGAGAAAGCGTGGTAGCTGTCTCTAACTTCTCAAGTCTCTTATCGATCTTGTTGATATCTTCCATCGTGTAACCACGTCTTGGAATAAGAGTAGTCTTGATATCCTTAACATGAAGTGTGTTACCACCCATCTCAATTTTGTATAGATCAATACAATCGACAGGAGTTGAAGGATACTTGGGTTGCATTGAAGCTACACCCTGAATATAACGCAACTCACCGCCCTTCGACAACACTAGTTTGTCAAGACGTGGCATATAGTATTCAGCATCTGCACTTACCAAATCACCACTAAACGGTAATCCAAATACATTGGACGAATTACCAGAGGCAAATGTCTCGTTCGAGGTATTTACAGAAGGACGGAAGTCTAAAACATCCCTTAGAGATACTATCCTACCATTAGATGTTCTATGAATCGGAATGTTAGTGTATGAAGCCATACCATCATAAGAGTTAACCCCAAAGAAATCACCGTCATTCTGATGTGCAAAGTGTTTGAACTTAACATATACTGGTTGTTCGTCAGAATCGAGTCCAGCACCCTTGTATATTAATCTCGATAGACCGTAGTGTGTATCTCTTTGACCGTTATCAATACCAAACGCACTTAGTTGGTTCGCACCATCAGAATCGTATGCTCTACATCGAGTCACTTCATACAGGTCAGTCTTTCCTAGATCAATGTACTTGACGCCGTCACCATCTGAGTCTAGTGTAGTAGTTATGGTTTCGGGAGTAAGAGTCTTTGTTGCTTGTGATGCATTTGCAATTCTTTCATAGTACAAAACATCAAACGAGGTAGATGCTGCCAATCCAGATAATTCAGTAGATTGTGTCCCGAAAGCAATACTAACATCTACCTCATCGTCTGTCGAAGATGCCACGATCCATTGACCAGCGTTGGCCAGTGCATTATCGCTAGTAGATGGAGTGATTGTTATTTCTCCAGAACCATTAGATGATACTGTCGATTTTTTAGCAACAGTCAGCGAAACATCAGTGAACTGTTTTGGTCTACGTAGTGGTGTATCAAACAATAAAGGTTTTTTAGATGTACCATAAAGTTTGGTTAGACCCGCCTGTGGTTCTCGGTAGATAGCAAAGAATTTACTCGTCCCTGTGCCAATAGATTGGACATCACGGATACTTTTGCCAGCTGTGGTAACCACCGTGTCGAACACATGAACTTTCTTAGTTCCAGTAAAGTCACCGAATTTGTTTATTGCACGGACACGAGTAGTACCTATCACTGAACCAGAACCATTGGTTGACTCATATAGATTATACTCTTCCATTGTATTGAAATCGGGCATTCCCTTACCACTTGTATACAAGAAGTAGTTGCCATAATCAACAGTGATTGAGTCATTATTTCGTGATAATGTTTCTACTGGTTTATCAACAACAATTGTCGTTTCCGCATCTTTATTGATTCGGTATCCTCTAACGTATGCGGTTCCAGGCGTGATTTTTAATTTGAGAGTCGTGTTATTGTTAGGTGCAAAAGAAGCACGGAAATAACGTTTGATGTAGTCACCAGAAGTCTCATAAGTTCTAGTTGCCATTGAGTCACGAATCGATTTGAAACCAGAACTTGTTGTAACTTTATTTACAATTTGTCCGCCCGAAACCTCAACCACTTGAATAAAGTTCTTGTCTACTGTGGTTGCCTTAGCGTCAGCGAGAGTCAATCGAATACGATAACGATCAGCGCCAGGCGAAGTTCTGTTTGGAGTCTCACCCTGATTGTCAAATAGTGTTTCGTCATCATCTACAGTAACAATATCCTGAGTTACGATAAAACCAAAAGCAGTTGAAACGTTATTTTCATACTTTCTAAAAATTAATTTCTGAGACGGACAAAAAACAATGTGACCTTGAACGAAGAACTGACCTTCGTCTACCGAAATAGAAGAACCCAAACCAACAGCTGGGTTAGTTGCAGTGTTGGTTGTTTGAATAGAAAATGAATACTGACCATCAGCACTAGTAATCGTTTCACCCGAAGAAACTCTAGTACCTTCGGTCGTACCAACACCGTCCTGTGTATACTCAACAAAAAGTGTGTCTGGATCATCACCTACAGATCCAATCGCATCAACTATCGTAAACTTGATGGTGTTTGTTGAGTTAGAAAATGATTGTCCTTCTAAAATAGAAGGGTTCGATGGAAAGGGCGTACTACTTTGTATCTTGATAAACTCGACTTTGTTATCAACCTTGAACGATCCAGGCGTTATAGGCGCACCTTCATTATAAAGGTTTCCAGCGAGTGAAGATATCTGATTCTGTAATGCAGATTGTAGTTGGGTAAGTTCCCTTGCCTGCAAAGCACGTCCACTATTAAAAAGGATTCTTTGATAGTTCTTACCTTTATCAAAGTCGTCCTTATAAGTAGACGAGAAAGTATTTTCAGTATAAGTCGTTGGCATCTTCTATATTACCTTAGAGTTGTATTACGATTTTTAAATCTTCTGTTTGTTCGGTAGAACGATCAACTGCCGCTCTGTTATCAATATATAGTAGTTCGCCACTAAGCGGATCGAACTCGCCTGTAATTACATTTGATACCGTTCCTGTGTTACCACTACCATCATCTACAGCATTTCCTACTTGGAAAGAAGTGAAACCACCACTCTCGTTATAATGCACATAAAGTCTAGCAAGGCTAAGTGTTCCGTTTACAGAATCAACATGGTCAATATATGCTGATGCACCTGTAGTCGCAACGGTTATTGTAGTATCTGCTTGGAATGTTCCACTAGTACCTGTAAATTCCAGTTTTTGTAATCCAAGTCCAGTAGACTCAGTAAAGTATTGATCGTCTGGACGACCATTAGAATCACCCACTAAAGGATTACGGAATAACATTACCTGACGAAAAGTATTATCGCCAACAATAAAGTCACCTCCTTCCGTACCGTCAATCTTAGCGTTAAACATAACCGCAGAAGACTTTAGATCTTCTCTAGGGTCGGCACCAAGACCACCTTTAGCCCCAAGTATCGCACGTCCAGTCGCACCTGAACCAACACCAGTAATTTTTAGATTCGCACGAGTGTAACCCAATCCACGGAAAGAACCTGTTGACCAACCTGATGGGTTAGATCCACCGAGGTTACCAGCAGAATCGAGTTTAACTTGTAAGGCAACTACAGCGTCACCACTCATGATCGGAACTATTTCAGCGCCTGTACCGTCACCGATTACTTCGACTGCTGGATCTGAAGTATAACCCGATCCAGAAACCTTAACTTCTGCACCTACCAGTTCGCCAGATCTTGCCGCTAACTCTACCGCACGTTGTTCTACTTGTTCCGCTGTCGCATCCGTTGATGCAGCCGTGTCAGAATCAATGAACTGAACTGGCATATATGCAGATGACAAGAATTTAGATGCATTCAATGCACCGATAGAAAAGATAAATTTCCAAACATAACCGTCACTAGTTCTGAATGGAGTACCAGTGGTATTACCAGTAGGCTGGAATGTTGAGTTTACTGGTTGACCTGTTCCGTCTTTACCTTGTTGTACACAAATATAAACCTCTTGGTTATTATTCATCACATAGTAAGAATTGATAGGATAACCAATATGATTATCATCAAATGCGGAATACTGTGATCCAGAGTTCCAGTTATACCGAGGAACAACAAAACTTTTATCTGTGATACTCTTGATCGATTGCATTTGTAATCTAGCTGCAATCTCATCACGTCCTCTATTCTGAGGTGTGACTACCGCATCAGTTTGGTTCCAGTCTTCAGAACGACCAATACCAACATAATAGTTTGCAGAAGAGTCAAAGTCTTCAAAGAGTCCTCTGAGTAAATATTTTTTAAGTGAGTCAGTTACTACAGCTGCCATTTATATGTCCTATGAAATCGTTGCGCCTTGATTATTTAATACAAACCAATCCGATGCGGTTGCACTCCAAATGAGAGTTACTGAAGCACCACTGGTTAGTTCTATGTTGTCTCTACTAACATCATTACCTGTAACTGTCAGGGTTACAGTTCCAGAGTTTATGTTTACTAGATGTTTTGTTTCGCCGTCTCTTGTTCCAACAGGCATGGTTGCGGTTACTGCTGTTGCTCTGTTGAAAAAGGTAACAGGTTCATTGAGATCTACTGTTACGGATGAATTTGTTGCGTGTTGAATACTAAGCGCTAACTTAGACATTATCGCAACTGCACCAGCATCCTTTGAATGTAATTCTAAATCGAGATTTGAACCATTACCCATTGCTTTGATTTGAGGGTGACCGTTCAAAGCTGCATTCTTAATTGCTACGTGGTTGATTGCACCACTAGTAGATTCGAATGCAATCATCTCGTTACCATTAGAATCATTAATACCGATTTGTATTATAGGTTCTAGGATTGTTGGTGTTGTTAGAGTCTTATTAGTTAAAGTCGAAACATGATTATTGAAAGTAAACTCGTCATTATTCAATAACACAGGTAGAGTTATGTTTCGGTTAGCTGCAATATCAGATGCAACTAAACTATACTCATGGTTACTGCCGCCATCCGTAAGCGTTAGACCAGAAACAGTAGGACTAGTAAGTGTCTTATTAGTCAGTGTTTGAGTCGAAGATGTCAGTACAAACTCACCGTTCGCATCTGGAAGTGTAAGGACACGATCCGCAGTTGCGTTGGCAGCCTTTAACTTAACTTCGAAGTCATCAATCGATGTACCTTCGAATATAATACCGTCAGAATCGAATACCATTTTGGTTGACAGAACATCACTGTCTCCACCAAGAAATTTGTAGAGTTCTATGAAGTTTTGTTCAATCTTCAACGCTGCGGTACGGAGAGTATCCCCATTACCATCGTTTGCGATTGTTCCTCTGTTTAATACTTGTCTTGTCATTAACCTTTACCTAAAAGTTCTATGAATCTATTTATACGTTTTATATCAACTCATTAAGAGTTATTTCACCGTCTGAGTCACCAGTTTCTCCTACAGCGGGATTGCCAGCGTCCGTTCGTTTAACATTTTGCCAAGTGAATTGTTCTTGGTCAATCGTTTCTAGACTTGATAGACCCATCGCTGAACCACTGTCATCATCGTGTTCATCTAATGTCGGTGAGTTGGGTTCTAAGAACTCTAGTAGACTACTCTGTAGACCATGAAGTTCACCGATCGAAAGGTCGCCAACATCTTTAATATCGTTACCACCATTAGGATAACTTGTCGGACTACCCATTGTTGTTCTGAATTTCAAGTGGGTTCCTCCTCCCAAATTGGTGTCGAAGTAATCAAACAGTGCAGTATGTTGCGAGAATCCTAATGGTTCGTCCATTACAGCAATACATTCCACTTCTTTTGGTGGTATATCTAACGTGCCTGGATCTCTTTGTTCATCTATGTTTAGATCAACTGTTCCTACTAATTGCACCTGTGAACCAAGATACA